CCAAAAGGTCAGGTGTGTGTGGGGGGGGGTTGGGGGTGGTGAAACGTGTGGGATTGTGGGTTCCGAGGGGGGGATGTGCCCTTGGGGGGTGGCTATATATATATGTCTGGGGTGTGGTTTTTGTTGTGGACAGCGGGTAGGGTGTGTGTTCGTTTTGTTTGGCTATGTTGTGAGGTGTTGTTGTGTCTTGTGATGGTGGTGTTTGTTCGTTGAGGGAGCGTCCGGTGTGTTTGTTGTGTGGGGTTCCGTTGCAGCGGGCTGGGTCGTGTTTGGTTTGTCCGTTGTGTGGGGAGTCTAGTGGTTGTTCGTAGGGCAGTTTGCCCCTTGGTGCCCTCCCGAGCATTGAGGTTGCTCTGACCTTGTAGTCACTGGTCCTGTGTGCTACTGCCCCTGCCCCTCTTGGGTTTTGTGCAGGGGGCGGTGGCCCCTCTGACGGGCGAGCCTGACGCTGGTTGGGCGCGAAGCATCTTTTGGCTATGTGGGTGCCTGATGCTGTTGGGTATGGTATCATTTGTTGGCCCTCATCGTGGGGGTGTTGTTATATTTTTTAGAGATAGGGATGTATCTGTGTCAGAGATAGTTGATGTGTCGGATAATAGTGTTGGGGATGTGCCTCCTGAGGAGGAGCAGGTTGGGTTGGAGGAGGTTTTTAGGTTTTTGTCGGAGCGGGGTCAGTTGGAGTGGCAGTTGGCGTATCAGCAGGCTGTGATTGCGCGGCTTCGTGCCTGAGAATGTTTCTAAGCGGCGTGGGATAGAGCGTCGTGAGGCGTTTTTGGCTGCGTTGGCTGAGGTGGGGGGTGTCGGGGCGGCTTGTCGGACTATTGGGGTGTCTAGGTCTGCGTATGAGAAGTGGCGGTCGCGGATTCCGGATTTCAAGGAGCGTGTTGATGCTGCCCGGTTGAAGGCTGGTGATGGTGCGGGGGAGAAGGAGTGGGGGGATTCGTTTGAGGAGTTTCGGTTTCGTTATTTTCAGCATTTGTCGCCTTGGTTTCATTTGAAGGCGATTGATGCGTATGAGAATACGCCGCCGGGTAATGTGACTCTTATTTTGTGGCCTCCGGAGCATGGTAAGACGACTTTGGCTGAGGACTATTTTTGTTACAAGTTGGCGGTGGATCCTGAGTTTCGGATTACGGTCGGGTCGGAGGGTCAGGACATGTCGCGGAAGATTTTGCATCGGGTGCGTTCGCGTATGGAGTCTCATGGGCCGTATCCGGCGTATGTGGCGAGGTTTGGTCCGTTTACTCCGCAGAATGATTCGGGGCGTAGGACGTTGCAGCCGTGGGGTGCCGATTATTTCAATATTTTTAAGAAGGCGCGGCATGATGAGCGTGATTATTCGATGGTGGGTTTGGGGTGGCGGTCGAAGATTGCGGGTACCCGTACTGATCATTTGCATATTGATGATATTCAGTCGCGGGTGTCGTTGAATTTGTCGGAGAACATGTTTGAGGTGTTTCGGCAGGATTGGTTGACTCGTCCGGGTGAGCGGGGTGTGACGACTATTAATGGGACGCGGGTCGGGGAGGACGATTTTTATGAGCGGGTCATGGCGGAGATTGATCCAGATATTTTGCAGGTGATTCGGTTTCCGGCGATTATTACAACGGAGATGGGGGAACCGGAGCCGTTGTGGCCTGAAATGTTTACGTTGGAGAAGTTGGATCGTATTCGTCGCAAGGTCGGGGAGGATGCGTGGGCGCGGAACTATATGCAGCAGCCGACTTCTTCTACGTCTGCGACGTTTACGGATGCTTCGTTGAGGAAGTGTTTGAATCCGTTGCGGTCGGTGAATCATCATCCTCCGGAGAATTGTACGATCTATATTGGTTTGGATCCGGCGTTGGGTTCGAATAATTGTGTGATTGCTGCTACTCCGCATGAAGGCAAGTTGAAGGTTTTGTTTGTGCGTGAAGATGTGGGTTTGACTCGCAATGAACAAATTTTGGGGATTGTTGAGGATACGGTTTTGCGTTGTATGCAGAATGGTTCTACGGTGTCGGATGTTGTGATTGAGGCGATGGTGTTTCAGCGGGGTTTATCTAGGGATGAGCGTCTGATTGAGATGACTGACCGATATGGTTTTAGGGTTAGGGAACATTTGACAGGTATGAACAAGTATGATGAGTCGATTGGTGTACCATCTATGGCGTTGTCGTTTATGCGTGAAGAGATTGAGTTGCCGTATGCTGGCGATAATGCGACCCGTCATCAGACGGACGAGTTGATGCGCCAGTTGAAAGCATGGCGTCCCGGTAAGCGGGGTACGAGATTGAGGCAGGATCAGGTTATGGCTTTGTGGTTTATTTGGATTTTGTGGCGTCAAAGAAAACAATCTTTTGACGTAGATACTTCACAATTCAACTTTAGTGCGCTACCTTGGGCTAAGTCTAGGTCTACTATCGGAGCGTATTAGTGTATACATTTGATGAGATCGTCGGCATTGTCCGAAAGCGGCAGGATTCGCAGTCGGTGCTGCTTGCGAAGATGCGGGAGGTGCGGGACAGGTACAACGGTGATTATGTTATTCCGTTGCCTTCTATGGACGAGGAACCGGTGTTGCCTCCGTTGACGCCTATGTTGATTACGGAAAATATTGATGCGGTCGCGCAGCGTGCCGCGTCGGTTATGCCGTTTATTGGGTGTCCTGCGATCAATCCATCGAAGGAGCGTGGCAAGGAGTCGCGTGAGTGGGCGAATATTCGTCGTAAGGCTTTGGCTGCTACTTGGTACAGTTCGAAATATAAGGTGAAGTCTCGTCGCGCTTATCGGCATCTTGCTGGCTATGCGACTTCGTTGCTGATCGTGTCACCGGACTTTGACAACAATATGCCTCGCATCGATGTACGCGACCCGTTGAATGCGTTTCCAGAACCGCGCGCCTATGAAGACGTTGACCCGCCCCGTAATTGTGGATTCATTTACGGCAAGTCGGGTGACTGGCTGAGGGCGCATTATCCGGCGTCGCGGACAGAAAACGGTGGTCCTGTTGCCCGCGATTCGATTGCACGGCAGGATCTGTGGGATGTCGTGGAGTGGATCGATGAGGAACACATCGTTGTCGGCATCATGGGTATGCGCCACGACGGCTACTTTCAGGATTCACGCACCCACGCTGCGACGATAGAGTTGTCGCGTGTCCCGAACCGGGCGAACATGTCGTGCATTGTGACGCCGGGTCGGATCACGTTGGAGAAGGTCGCGTCGTCTGTGTCGAACGTGGTCGGCATGGTTGACTTGATGGCGAAGTTGATGGCCCTTGACTTGCTGGCGCAGGAGAAGGCAATCTTTCCTGATCGGTACATCATTGGCCGTTCTGGTCAGGTGCCGATGATTGTCGGTGGCGAATGGAAAGACGGACGCGAAGGGCAGGTCAACATTTTGTTGGATGCCGAGTCGATTGGTGAGTTGCGTTCCACACCGGATGGTTCAACGAGTCAGGCTATCGACAGGTTGGAACGAAACGCCCGCATCTCTACGGGCACTGTTCCGCAGATCGGTGGCGAAACGTATGGTGCGTTACGCACGGGACGCGGTATTGATGCGTTGATGGGTGCAGCGTTGGATCCTCGCATTCAGGAGTTGCAGGAAATCATGGAGGCACAGTTGCCTCATATCAATCAGGCAATTTTTGCGACTTACAAGGGTTACTGGGGGGCAAAGAACTATTCGATGTTCACAGGGTATGCTGGGGACTTCGGGCAGGTTGAGTTCACTCCCGATAAGCATTTCGAAACGTTCGACAATGTGGTGTCGCATTCGATACCGGGTGCCGACATTCAGGGAACGACGATCCAGTTGGGTCAGTTGTTGGGCATGAAGGGCATTTCGTTGCATACGTTCCGGACGAGGCATCCGTTTATCGATGATCCTGAGTTGGAGGGACGCAGGATTGATGAGGAAGCGTTGGAAGAGGCGGTGATGGCAGGGATTCAGCAGCAGGCGCTGTCTGGTCAGTTGCCTATCGTATATGTGGCAAAGATTGAGAAGTTCAGAAAGAAGGGTTTAGATATTTTTGAAGCAATTCAAGCGGCTGATGAAGAGATTCGTGAAGAGCAGGCAGAGACTGCGCCGCCGCCGGGAGAGGGGCAGGCTATCGCCCCGGAGCAGGCGTTGGGTTTGGCTGCCGGTCCACAGGGGGCTGTAGCGCCCGGTGCGCCACCCGGTGGCGAATTCTCGCCGGGGGCTGCACAGCAACTTGTCGGCGCGTTGAGGGCAGGCTAGTATGCCGAGGGTACGAAAGAATCTTGCACCACAGGCACCGGGCATGGAAGCCGGTGCCGGGTATGGTGAACAGGGACAAAATCTGGCAGCGCAGAATCCAGCCCAAGGCGGGATCCCCCTGCCAGATCGGTCTGCTCCACCGGGGGCTCCTCCCCCACCACCCCTCCCGGTGGAGCAGGCCACTTCCTTCACTCCCGGTGTTACTCCGTTGACTGCCCCCGGTTCAGGCGGGTTTGATATACCGGAAGTTAGACAACATGATTATGCGGCAGAGTTGTTGGCTCGTTGGGCTGACGCGACAGGTGATCCACATATGCGCCATGCCGCTTCTTTGCTAGATAATGGTTGAGTCTCTGTCTCCGGTTCTTTGGGGGGGCACCGGCACCGAATTGGACGATCTGTATTACGGGCAACGAATGCAGGCTCTTCAGAGTGCTGGCGCGTCTTTTGTCGATTCGGAATCTGTTGTCAATTTGGCTTCGTCTAATCTCAGCAATCAGCAGATGGTCGATGAGTTCCATCGGGCGCACGGCACCGAAATGGTTACCAAGATGCGGGAACAGATGGAGGGGATGCCTGACCAGTGGGAGCAGGGCGAATTTAGCCGGTTACCTCAGGTGACACAGGATTTGTTGACCAGTGTCGGATATAAGGTTCCGGAGGATAAAGAGCAACGTAGTTTAATGATGCGAATGGCTACGTGGGATTGGCCGCTTGTTCCAGAAGAATTACTTGTTCGTGGCGCTGAGGCTGTTGGCGGCAGTTTTCTTTCTGCTACGGCGGAAATAGGGTTGGCTATTCCACGGGCGGTTGGTTTCGTGGTTGGTAAGGTTGCAGGCACGGCTTGGGAAGGGGTCGAAAAGGGATACCGGTTCGCGGGGCATACAGGACGGACAATATTTGGGCAGGCTGAACGATACGAGAGTCCGTCTGATGCTTGGAATCCGTCCAAGATATATCAAACGTGGAATGAAACAATGCGCGACGACGACTCCTACACAACGGAGTCAATTGTCGCAGCCACCGACCTGATCGGTAGCGAACGAGTTGAATTGATGCGAATATTCCTCAGAAGCGGGCAACTTGACGGCGTGTTCGAACAAGTCAAGGCACGGGGCGAAGCAGAAGGACGTTCCCAAAACGAGATATTGGATGCGTTCAACGACTGGTTGGATTCGTTGAATCGTCCTGCTGAGAAGGAAGCAAGGCAGATATTGGAGACTGGTAGGCGAAACCTATCAGCCCAAATGGTGCAGTTCTACAATACGAACCCGGTGTTGCCTGATGTTCGGCCCGGAACAGCCCCAGCGGCGTGGATCGGTGGAGTTAGCGCATTTGCGGTAGAGGTTTTCTTTGATCCGTTGACTTGGGTCGGTTTCGGATGGAAGAATCTTGTCAAGTTGGCGCGTCCCGGCTATAGAGCGGTGACTACCGCTAATCAGGTTGATATGTGGCGCAAATTGACCGATCTCGCTGACACGGTGGATGACCTTGCCGGGTTTCGGCAGGGCATCAAGGAGGGCGTTATCCGGGTTGATGATGTCGATGTTCCGTTGCGTAACTGGGTTAAGGAGAATGGACAGAACTTTATTTCGAAATTGAATCTGGTTGCGTGGGGGCACGCAAAAGCACAGAACCGGATGATCAACAACATCGTTGATGCGTTTCGCAAGATGGACGACTGGGATGAAGTGGAGGTAATAGTTAAGGGTGAACTTGGGACTGGGGCAACGAAGCAGGCAATTTATGAAGAAACACTGAAGCGACTTGCCATCAAGCGGCATCCATTAGTTGAATTGATGCGTAAGCATCCGAAGATACAGGACGCTATACCGTATATGCAGGACTGGCATACGATGCAGCGGGGCAAAATCATTGTCGAAGAGGCGGGGGCACCGGGTACATTCAGGATCTTGGACACATTGACTGAAGATGCTGACCCGATCCAGACAGTATGGGAAGTAGTCCAAACGCTGAATCAAGCCGATGCACAAACTATCGGCCATGTCACATCAACTCTTTCCAGCCGTGACGGCTATTGGAGGTTCCTGCTTGATTCGCTGGAAGGCAAGTTTGCAAACATCGCCTTAGGTGGTGTCGATCCGTCGATCATGTACATGCCGAGAATCGGTTTTTTTGGTTCTCAATGGGCCAAGGGCCGCGATCTGATGAAACGACCCATCGACTTTCACAATATGGATGCAGCGACACAAGCCGACATTGGTCGCCTATTCACAGAATACTTGACTGACAGGTTCCGCAACGAAGCAGAACGCATTCTTCAACTGCTGCGGATTGGAGCCGAGCGGAAAGTTATCCACTTGGCTGACAATACGCTTGAGAAGTTGGACGAAGACATGCTGATTCGCTTGTTTGATGATCCGACTCTCGCTACCGCCGACGAATTCGGGATCGCTTTCGAAGATGTCGGAACGATCTCAGACTTTCGCAAGGAACAAACCAAACTGGTTACTCAAGAAATGCGTGACAACGGCGAAATGAGCGACCTGTTGAATTGGCACGGGTCACGCATTGGCGAGTTCACAGCAGAGGGAGTGCCGAAACGGTCGCCTATTCCGGGTACTGCCGGGTTCCGAACGGCCCGCAACTACTACACATCGAAGATACATCCGCCCGGAAGCATCAACGATGAGGTGTCATGGTTGGAAAAGATTGGTGCGATCACGCAGGGGGCGGCAGTCGGGCTTGCCTATTATCCAGCCAAGTTTGCCAACAAACTCACAACATATGTGCCAAGGGCTAAACATATCGATGTATTGGATAAGGATACTGCACTTAGGGAATTCGGGGCTTTGCTGGATTTGGGGGCGTTGGCGCATATGCCACGCAGCAAGATCGACTACTACCTGCGGGTATTCGTGGATGGTAGCGAAGCACAGCGATGGCTGATCCAAACCGAATTCTTGCTGGACTTCATGGGTCGTTCCGGGGCAGCATTCTATGGTGGTCCACAACTGGACGATTTGATCAAAAAGTTTATTCGGCATGGCAATGCCCGGTATTCGTTCCTTGGTGATGACTTCGTGTCGTTGCATGGGGTGAATCTGCGGCGTGCTG